CATATCATGCATACCAAAAGTAGTGTCGGCATTTTCAATATCTTCGTCCGTAATATTTGTAAAAAATCCAGTGATATCAGATTGCTGTCTGAGTTCTTTTAATGCTATTTGTTGATTGATAATACCTTTTTCGCACAAATCTCCTATGACTGTTGCGCCCTTGACAGCTAAATCGGTTCTATCTTTCTGATTCATAGTAGCAATTGGATTAAATGTATAATCTAAATCATCGGGTATATTACCCCATTCGCTTAATGCCATAATAGGCAACAGCTTATCAATCGCAGGGACTAAATAAGTTTCTTGCTTCTGACTAATACTGTCATAATAATTTTGCAGATCGGAATCTCCTGTGGAATCTAATCCCCCCGGGGATTGTCCAAACAGCTTAGTCATAGGCATTTCAGCAGCACCGGCAATATCTTGCTTGTATTGCTGGTATATATCACTTAAACCCGCAAAACTATATGATTTTGTGTCTAAAGAATCATCAGCACCCATGGCTAGCATGCCTTGATTGCTCATTAACCAGTTTTGAGCTTGGAGGACATTATATAAGTCTTTTTGAGATTGTTCGTCTCCCACAGCAAGGAGCTGATCTAAGTCTTTCATTTTCAGCGTAATGAGATAAGCTCTAAATACTAAATTGGCGATATTCCAGGATGTATTATCACGCTTTCGAAGTTCATCATAGATATGCTCAATCTCCGATACTCCCCAATATACTTCTGCTTGCTTCTCCCAATTTGGCACATCACGTCCGATAAATCTTAATACACGGGTATGGTCAACAGTAAATACGGTTCCTTCGTCAGTTGTAACTCTATAATTATCAGGCAGCCCATATTCGGGGTCACGCGGATCACCTACAAGATCCGGCCCCGGTGATATGCCACTCCATCTATCTCTAACTAACAGGCCGCAATAGCTGCCTGGCATGACGGTATCATAATCTAGTGGCTGATCTAATATATCCTCATGGCCTTCTAATAAGATGATAGCTGCTGCGCCGCCGTATAGCCGCCCCCATTTCATAGCTTCAATTATACTAGCCTTAGTATGTGTTTTACGCTCAGTTTTAGCTAATCGGTCTAATAGCTCAGGAGCAACTTGACTTTTAACTGTATACCAATTTTTACAGCAATCCTCTGGTATAGTGTCAATGATTCGGCGTACAATCCAATGACTACGATAAAGACTCTGCATTAACTGGTAGTTACGAGTTAACCGCACTAATGGATATTCTGTTGATTCTAGCAATGAAGAAGTACCAAATCCAGTACGTGCTAGACTATTTGCAAAGGTATCATATGCACGTATTTTCTTTTGTGGCTGCTGCTTATCATCAGCGGCTTTATATCTATTTTTATTTCTACTCATGTAAGCAGCTCCTTATTTTCGGTACAATAAACAAAAGTAATCTCACACAATAATGTTATGTGAGATTATAAAACTCAGCATTTATGCGGTTCTTACGGCTATTCCATTATCCATGTACTATATTTATAATACTTTCTGCATATTTAGCAATGTTATACAGTGTTTATGCACTCATTAATCGTCTATCAGTAAGTAATGTGCGGCACCCATAGCGTAGCGCATCGGGAGAATGGTCATTAATCTTAAGTGGCTTTTCTTTTCCGCCTTTTTGAATAGCTTTATCGTCCCAGCAGTAAGACAATACTTCTTCAACTAATATTTTGCATCTAATACGATGTATGCGAATTAACTTCTTATGAAACACTGTTGATACCGTACGAATTCCGTTTAATACTTCATGATCAGCATTTATAAGATTATCGTCAAATTCTTTTGTTCTGAAGTGGTGCTTTCTTATTTCCACTTTGAAACTAGCTGCACTTGGATCAACTACAATAAACGTTGGTTTGATTCCCGATTCTCCTGCTTCATCAATAAAAGCAGCAAGATCGTCGGCATATTCGGAATCGCTTTTTTCTTGACCACTTTTATGCCCACTATGATAATACTGATTAACAGCCCACCATATTTTACCATCATCAATTACATCTAGGTAAGTTGTAGCATTTTGAGTACCATAATCAATAAGTATATACCTGCGATTAGATCTATTGTTTCTTAAATTTATATCAGCATCTTCATCGTCATATAGTAAATCATCTGACCATGAATCTTTATATATAGCTCCTTGAGCCATCTTCCATAATCCAAGGATAAATCGTTCATAGAATACCCCGACCCACATTCCTTTATATCTAGACTTAGTTTCTTCGCTTAAACTAGGATTATCATCCATTATAAAATGTAGATGAAGGATCTTCTTTTCGTCTACCTTGTCTATCCAGTTGGTCTTAAACCAGTGCATAGGTCCATCTGGATTACAATTGAACCAGAACTTGGCTCCTTCTACGCTACAGCGTCCTGTACCTTGATTGACAAATGATTCCGGCATTAACGCAACTTCATCTAAGTATATCCCAGCCAATGTTATGCCTTGTATTAAGTCCTGGCTTCCTTCGTCCTTGCCACCGAATATATAAAAATAATTTGTATGCCCGCGCCAGCGAATAATAATATGCTGTTCTGGACCTGTACGTTTTTCATATACCGAATATCCGCGTGCTTTAAGTGCAGGTTTAAGCCATGACCAGACGTTCCTATGAAACGATCCTACTGATTTACCGCACATGCCGAAGTTCTGCCCATCAAATTCACTCATAGCCCAAAATACAAAGGACAAAGACATTGGCAGTGTCTTACCTGCTCTAATAGATCCATCCGCAATAATGCCGGCGTAGTCATGATATGGGCTATATTTCATCCACCACATTAATATTTTAAGTTGTTTTATAGAAAATGAAATGAAGGTAATTACCGATTTAATCAGTAGAATCACCTTCTTTCCATATATCCTTTGCTTTATTTTCAAGAGCTTCCATAAATCCGTCATCAGGTAAATCATTACCTAAACCTTCGTCAGCTCGTTTTTCCATCGCGGTCACTTTGCGTTTTTCTAATTTTATCCGTTCTACTTCAGCTGTGCTAACGCCTTCGGCAAGCCGCTGCCCTGCCTGAATCTTGCTAAGGCTTCCAATCATATTAGCGAACGCCTTTGTATCAGCTACGCTTAGTTCTACGCTTGTTAGTTCTTCTCTATCCGGCTTACCTTCGTAATCGTAATATTTATATTTAACAACATGTCGCTTATAATGCTTATCTTTAAAGTATTCTTGAATAACATCAGTAGCCATATCAGATATACTCAACAATTTAGCATTACGATCAATTATTTTATCTGCTTTCTTGCTTACGAGCTTTTCTTCTACTTTTGATTCAACCTTGATTCCGAACTGATTCCTTGATTCATCCCATTTTTCTTTCCATGCCCTTTTAGATAAAGTAGAATAAGACACATTATGTTTTTTAGCTAAATCTCTAAGACTTATTCCACCTTTTTTATATTCTGATTTAATTGCTATCCAATCATATTTCGCCACATCACCACCTGCTTTGACTTAGGGTCATAATTAAAACGTCTTAGGATTATTCAATAGTTTGATAAAGTCTTTTTCTATTTCAATTAATAATTTTCTGTGAAATTCTTTTAACTTATCAATTGAAAATTCACTAATAGATTTTATAGAAAACCGTATTCTTTGACCAAAAATTGTCTTATTGCACCTTTGCACAATATCTAATTCCATTCCAACAATAGCCATTCCAACCATACTTTCTTTATATCCATATTCAGTTAAAACTTTAAGTTTATCATCTAATGTTTCAATATCATTCATTTACATCATCCTCGAAATGTTCTCAATTCTTGTATTTTTAAATCAATTATTTTTTTAACCATTTGATATTGTGATTCCCGGCCATCCAACTCAGCTTTGCCTATAATCAATATAGCTTCTGCCTGTTGTAGCTCATTAGCTGCCTTCTGTACTGCTTCGCTTGTCTCTGCCATAGCGTTAATCATTGTTGCGTTATACTTAGCATCTTTATATAGTATTTTAGCTTTAGCTAATTCCAGTTTATATGCCTTGGTCTTGGCTGTGTAGTCGCTTTCATATTGTGCTACCAACTTTCCTAACCTAGCCACTTCCTTACTTAGTTGTCGGCCTAGTAGATCAAGTTGTGGTGCTTCTAACTCTTCTGGTATAAATTCAGGTAACATCATCATGGATTACCTGCAGGATTGCAAGTACATCGCATCACGACTGGTGAATTAGCCGCTCCGCACCTAGGACATATCCAGCCTATTCTTTTAGTTTCTTTCTTAATAAACGGTTGTGGATCTGATGGAATATGTGCTAATATCGTTTTAGAAATATCATCCCATGATCTTTCTAAATTCTCTATACGCCCAATTACCATTTATATCAGCTCCAGTACTCAGGATATAAATTTTTCAAATAATCTTTGACTTGCCGTTTTAAGGTCTGTAGCATCTCACCAAAATGAATATCATGATGGCAATAATCACATAGCACTACTCCACATTCTATCCTGTCTTGCTTATCGGCCCCTTGCGGGCAATGATGAAACTTAACACCAAGATCTACATATCTGCCACACAATATGCAGCAGTCTCCATCACGCTCATGGATAGCTTTATTTAATGCTGCTAATTTCGGTCCTTTCAGCCTTATCTTGCTATGCTTTTGTAGGTTCATAGCTTCATCACCTTATCACATTAAATATCCTGCTAGACTTAAATCCAGCCTGCCCCTTACTACAATTCGGATTCTTTTCTTTCATCAACTCTGCATAATCCTCATTATCATATGGTTCATACGACTTACATCGTTTCACCCCACATATAAAATTATCATTATGTTTGCATTTTTTATTGTCACAGCGAATCATAATAAAACTCCTGTTCATCAATTCGTCTCTTATTCCATTTGTAATAATATCGTTTAGCGTATTTAGATGGATGGTTTAAACATCTTTTGCAACCACCACGTTTACTTCCCATATCAGTGCAATCACAGTATCTATCGCACCCCTTTGGCTTCTTATCTCCATTCAAGTTGTTCACCTCAAATAGATATAATTAAAGCCCACTCATATGAGCAGGCTACAATAATAGTAGAGCTATATTTTACGCCTAGCCCTAACCGGCGGCAGTTGTCCTGCCAAAGTAGCAGAGGCGTGTCGGTTCAATTTCCCAACTGTCAGCGCATAAGAACCGTTTCAGATACAACTCTATGCTCTTATTATAAACCAGTTTTCCTTATTCCGTTTCCGTATTTTGTCTGTTTTCTTCCTTAATTCGTCCGCATTTTGTCCGTTTTCGTTTCATCGTCTTTATTAAATGTTTTCCACGGCAACATATCTTTATATCTTCTAATTACTTTGTCTTTGATAGAATAAAACTTAAATTTTTCAATATTCATGTGAGTCATAACCGCAGAAGGCTTTTCCTGTTCAAAATAATATAGTCTGCAAAATTCTTTCCATTCCTTCGTAAGCGACTCGTAGATGATTTCTATAGCTCTAACTTTTTTCATAGTGCTGGTAGGCTCATTACGGCTCATGACAAGGTTTAAAGTCTGGTTTGATACTTCCGTACCATGAGGCATACCATCATAGCTGGCTGTGCATTTAGCGAAGAGCTCCTTTAAATTCTCCTTGTCCAAATCAGCCTGTGCTTGATATATTTTATACTTAAACAATAT